GCGGGGATGACTGCTGCAGATGGCTCAGCAATTCGCTGCGGGCGTCCTCGATGGTCACTCCTTCGCGCGTGGCCAGTTGATTCACGAAATCACCCGTGATGCCCAGCAGCGCGGCGGCGCTGCGGATCTGAGTTGGAATACTTGCACTCATGGTTCCTTCCTCGCTATCGTCCTCGCACTGGCAATCGGGATCGTCGGGGTCGCAATCGCATTCGCCATCCCCAGTGTCTTCCTGCCGCGTTCTGGCACCCGGATCAGCCCCTATCGCCGTGAATGAGATTTCCGCGGGCGTCCAACGCGTAGCTGTCTTGGTGCGGTTGCCCGCGGCGTCCTTCGAGGTTTGCCACTGCTGGACGGAATAGCCTACGGACACGCGGCTGATGATGCCGTCGGCCACATCGCGCACGATCGGTTCGACATCCGGCCGCGACGAAAAGCGTACGTTGGCAATGCCGCGCGTGCCGTCCACCGATGGATCGAGGACCGTCCCCAGGATTTCGCGGACGTCGAATCGGTTGTGCGAATTCAGCACGGGCGCACCGTTCAGTTGCGACAAATCGACGCTATCCGGCGACATATCCAGCCGCTCGGTAAACAGCCCTTCAAAGTCGTACCGCTGGACGGCCGCGCCGGTGGACCAGACCAGCCCCACGGTGCGCTTGGCCGAATCGAAGCTCGAAGGCGTCAGCGTCGCGGCGCGTGTCAGCAGTTTCTTACTGGATCTTGGCATCGCTCGGTTGCTCCATGCCTTGCAGATTCACGCGTCTCGGGTCGCTGTCGAAGATCAGGCCCAGCTCGTCGGCCCGCGCGTTGTCTGCCGCGATCTCTCGGTCGAGCGATTCGACGTCGACGCCGCTCGAACGTACGGCCTGAGTACGCGACATCAATCCGGCGCGGATCTTCTGAACGGTGGACTGCGTTTCCATGCGCGAATCGAGCGTGGGGATCGGCACGCCCGTCCACCTGACCGGCGCGGTGAGAATTTCCTCGGGCAGTTCGCCCTTGGCCACGGCAATGCGACTCCACCAGTGCCAGACCGGGCGGCAGAATTGATGCGCGAACATCTGCACGATGGCGTCGCAGGTGCGCTCGAAGGCCAGCAAGCCCGCGCGGCCAGATGCGAAGGTCACATTGCTCAGATCGCCGGTCAGCAGCTCGTAGGGCAACGCTAATGCAGAAGCGATGCCGCGCAGTTGCGTGTTTACGAACGCGCCGAAGCTCGTACTCGGGTCGGGCGGCGTGGTGAAACTGACCTCATCGCCGGGTCTGAGCCGTGCCATCGATCCCGGCTCAAAGGTAGTGTCGCCGTCCGGATTCACGAGCAGCGGAGTGCCGTCGGCCGATCGGATAAAACCGCAAAACAGCGATCCTGTTCTGGCCCGCACGAGACTCGCTTCCAGGTACGTCTGCAATTCGTAGAGCGGCACCAGCGCGGGCGCAAGCCACGATACGCCGCGCTCAAAGCCCGGTTGCTGCGGGCTGAACAAGTGAATCACGCGATCGGCGGGCACGAACTCGGAAACCGGATTCAGCGGCTGCGCCGGATGCTTCTGATACAACCAGTAGCCCGCGCGGCGGCCCTCGGCGTCGTACTGGATGCCGCCCAAGATGTCCTCGGCGTTGTCGCGCGAGTAATCAAGGAATTCGCTGGCCAGGATCTGAATCTGTAGATTCGGCCCCGGCCGGATCAGCACCTCGCCGTCGATGAGGCACGAGCGGTAGGCTTGCCCCTGAAGGGTGTTGAAGCTGTGCCGCCCGGTGAAATCGGCCGTCTCGCACCATGCCGTCCAAAGCGCGTGCACACGGGCGCGTAGCGCGGTATTGGCGGTGTCCACCATAGGCACGATGCCGGTCGAAATGACGTAGTCGCGTAGCAGATTCAAGGCACGGTGCGCCCACGGGTTGTTTCGATCGGCGTCGCGGGCGCGGGCCTTCAAAATCGCCGGCGAAAGAATCGTCGCGAAGTCGGTCCTCGGCGGCCACCATTTGCTCAGCCGCGAACCCGATTTACTCGCGTCCCAGGCCCAGATGCCGGTCGAAGAACCAGCGGGGCCGCCAGACCACCACAGATCCCAGGCCCGCCTCACGGCCAGACCGGCGCGGCGCACTGGAGCGGGCAGGTTCATTGCTTGACTGCGTTCTTCGCAAGCGTGTGCAGTTCCTGCACGGCATCGATGAGTTTTTAGGCCAGCACCGCCGCATGAACGTGCGACAGCCCAATGGCGCGGTCGCCCACCTGCATTACCACTTGGTCGAGCACCGGATTTACAGCGACACTCACGCCCACGGGTTCCAGTTCGTCTGAAACGGCGGTCGTAATCGGTACGGCGGTCATTGCACCCTCCGGTCAGTCAGCAATTCATGGCTGCGATCATAAGCGGCGGTCACGGCGGCGTCGAGCGCGGCCTGATCGGGAAACAGGCCACGCGTCACCATGAGAACGGCGAAGGCATAGCTCAGCGCCTCGGCGGGCGGCAGCAGAAACTGTGCGCCGTTGGGCAGTACCGTAAGCACCTGGCGGTCGCCGTCGGGCGTGTGCGCCCCGCACACGCGCAGCGTGCCGGTCATTCGTTGCGGTTGGGCCATTCGCCCTCCAGAATTTTGCGGACGGCCTCGGCGATGATCTCGCCCAGCGCGTAGTCATCGTCCTCGCGGCCGTATACGGGAATCTTGGCCAGCGTTATGGATACGCGCCGATTGTGCAAGGTCACGCTGATCGATCGTTCGGAGAATTGGTCGGCCGCGGCGTCACACACAAAGCACTCCTAAACCTACAAGTCAACTTGTGGGTTCGACTGGGTGCCTCCGGGTCCCGCAGGGCCGAGAGATGGAATCAGTATAAACCCGGACGGACACTCAAGCCAGTACTGAAAAGTGACACGACGCAGGTTGGCTCCCAAAATGCTAAACGACCGTCAGAGCGATGCAGAGGCGCTTAATCGCTCAGAGATCCATCCGTCGGGATCTGGTCAGGGCCGGTGGCGGCGTTGGGTTTATCCACGGGAGGCGAGGATAAGACCGGCGGCCGTCAGTGCAAGCGCCCTAGCAACCACGGTTGGAAGTTTCTTCTAAGCTCGGACGCGGTAGGTATGCCGATACCGATAACCAGACATTCGGCGTGTACCGGACACTTTCGATGCGTGTGTGGTGCGCGGCTGACCTTTAACACTGACGGCAAATACGTTGCCGTGGTGAATCGGCAAGTCTTCAAGGACTTGAAGGTTGGTACCTGCCCACGGTGCGGGTGCGTCCATGAGGTGCCCATTCCGATTCAGGATAGGTATCGCCGATAAATCTCAACCATTCACGAATTTGCTGCGGTACACGGCAGGCCCGTTGATGCGCGGCGGCACTTCCTTCTGAGCGGGCGGCGCAAGCAACTCCTCGAACTGGTCGCACCAGGTGTTGAGGTCTAGCCCCGCCAGCAATCGACTATGCAATGCGCAGACAGCCAGTGCACGGCAATCGAAGGCTTCATTTCGAGCACGGAATGGGTTGGCCCATTTCCGCTGGCCTTTCTGAAATACCAGCCGCTCGGCGGTTAGCTGCTCGTACCAGCCGCGCTCCCGGCCGATCGGCGTGTGCATATAGCCAGCCCCTGGCGTTTCGACCCGCATACGGTTGGCGGCCCAAGCCTTCGCCTCGTCGCTCGAAACCAGGTAGATCGCGTGCTTGTTCTTGTCCCACGAGGCCCGCCGCGGCCAAATCGGCTTCCCCCAGCCGTTGCTCAATCCTTTCGTCGCGTACACGCGCTGCCCGTGCCGATGCCGGGTAAATGCTGTGACTTCCGCGGGCGCGAATCCGGCATCGATACAGACGGCCTGCAACTGCATCGGCATACCACTCGCGTGCGGCCCTCCGTGCGTTAGTATCTCGTCGAGAAGGGTCCAGATCAACGGCTCGGTGATGTCCCCATAGAGCACGTGATAATGAACGCTCCACGATTCGAAGTCCCGGCCCCAACCGACAATTTCCACCTCGATTCTGTCAATTTGCACGTCCACGCCGGCAGTAAGGAACGCTGCGCCCGCTGGCACGGTTCCTTCCGCATACGGTTCGCCGCGTTTCATCAGCACCTCGGCATCGGGCACCTCCAACGCGGGCGGCGACCAGCTCAGGCCAAGTCCGGTGTTCACGAACACGCGCTCCTTCTCGGGAACGCCCCGCGCGGCTTCGTGGCGGCGCAACAGGTCGCGCCACTCCGTCCAAGGGCTGTAGAGTTGAGACAGGTGATAGCCGCGTGTGTGGGTCTCGCACCTGGCCGTCGGCCGCCAGCTGCCGCGCTCCAGCATTCCCAGCTTGTCGCGCTCCTGGATATCTTCCCCGCACACTGGACACCGGTAGACTGCCGCGTTGCCTTCAAGCCGCAAGCCTTCGAACTCAAACGTGACGGCGAGTCCGCAATGCGAGCACGGCACGAAGTAGCGCCGCCGGTCGCTGGCCTCGTACAGACGCTCAATCCGGCTTAGGCCCTTTTCCGTCGGGGTCGAAATCAACAACACGCGCTTCGCCGTGCCGTATGACTCGGCCCTGGCAATGGCCAAATCGCACGGGTCACCCTCACCGCCCACGTCTCCCGGATAGCCATCGACTTCATCGAGCAGGATGATCCGCGCCGGAAGCGATCGCAGCGACGATGGGCTGTTCGCGCCGGTTAGGATCAGCGCCGCGCCAGAACGGAAACCCTTGAATAACTCGCTTGCTGGCATCCTGCCGCCCCGCGGTACTGCGCCCAGCGACTTCAACACCGGAGAAAGGTCGAGCATCTCCGCGAGACGCTGGCGGCTGAAGCGCCGCGCCATTTCGATCGTCGGCTGAACCGCCAGGATGGGCGACGGCGCGAGGTCCAGATAGTAGCCCAACACGTTGAGCAGAAATTCGGACGCGCCCAACTGCGCCCCCTTCATGACCACTACTGTCTGGACGCCAGAACGCGGTGAGAGGGCGTCCATCACCTCACGCCAGTAGGGCGTGCGGATCACACGGTAGAGACCGCTCAGACGGCTCGAATGGCCCAAGGTGCGGTTGGTTTCGGCCCAGGCGCAGATGCCGATATCGGGCGGTGACGCGGCGGCCCTGGCGGCTTCGAGCAGAACCGCGCGGACGCGCTCAGAACTCTCCACGACTTACCGCCCCGAGCAGATCGCGGACTTCGGCATCTATGACCGCCCGCAGATCCTCGGCAGTGCGACCAGCGCCACGGCTCGCGATGCGGTCGGCCATACCCAAGGCACTGTCGCGCAGCGCGGCGAAGGCTTGTGCCCACTGCAGACGCACTTGTTCGCGGTCGAGAAGTCGGCCTTCGAGTGCCGCTGATTGCAACTGTCTTAATCGAGCCAGCGCTTCCTCTTTTTGGAGCCTCGCGATTGCTAGGCCCGATTCGGGGTGCTGCATTCGGTCATTGTGCCGTTAGTCGGTAACAAGGTTCCACCAGCCCTCTACGCTCGCCCGATTAGCCTTGGCGTCTCGATGGAACAGGCCCCCCAGACTGGGCCTTTTGATACAATTTTATTAAGAATCCAGCTGGCATGGCCGCCAGCGGCAGCTAGCTAAGTTATTGAAATAATGAACGATAATGTAATTTCGTACCTTGAGATGTGCCGTCGAGAGGGTGCCAGTCTGCAGCAAGGCATGAACTACGGTCTTGGCAATACGCATTCGGTAATCCTTATG